AAAAAAACCCCCGGGGATTAGCCGGGGGTAAAAGGAGAGGCAACCAAAATAAACCGTCGGCAACTGCTTCCCGACAACTGAAGTTTAGCTCAAAGCCTCCACACTCGCAAACCTTTTATGCCGTCTTCTATGACTACTTTTGTAAGTAGATCCATCTTTAGTCGGCGGGCCACTCGGTCAAGTTCCGCTTTAGCTTTTGCTGTATCAATGCAGGGTACAAAAAACGAGTACCCTTTGCGGAACTTAGCCCAGTTAACCTCATAGTGAACTGTCTCGATTTTCATCGGGTGTATCTATGTGAATAAAATCAGACCGAGACGCATCAAACATCAAGGCACGCACTGCGGGGGACACAACCTTCATGCCCTTAGCCATACGCTTGTTGACTGCTTCTTTAAATACATTAGCCTCTTTTAGCTCTTTAAGTAAATCTTTGTAGTTAATCTGACGCTGAACGCAAAAGTCTTTAAACGACTTGGCCGCAATCCATAACAGTTTGGTATCCGGCTCGTAGCGTATAAGCAGTTCACCCTTTGGCTCCATAGTCGGCATAGGGATCATGTTGCTTCGTGCGTCATTCTCGCCGTTCACAACCAAAGCGTGATTCATGTTGCCATTGATAAACTCACCAAGGGTAGAGGCAGGGTTGCTGACTGGGGGTTTAATGTCCTCACGCATCTCGCCGAGCATACCTTTAAGCCAGTCGTACACCGCCTTCATGTCGTAGTCGTGCAGTTGCAGGTTCTTAGCGATCAGGCCACCGGCAATGTTACAGGCGGCTACGGCTGACCAAAAACGCTCACGCTGTGTGAACTTGACTTCTTTGTCGAGCTTAGCCTGAATCTTGCGCACTAGGTCTTTAGCGTCTTCCAAGTTGTTGACAAGCCACTGGGCGTAAATCTCACCGGCAAACCCGTAGTTCTCACGCAGTTGGTGGTCAAACATTTGCTTGCCGACTTGCACGTCAATCAGGTTATTGGGCTTGATCTCATACTCAAGTAGACGCATGGACTCACCATCGGGAGAATCTTTTGCCGCGCCGAGCTTTTGATAGAAGCTAGCGTTTGATGACGTTAAGGTCATTCCGTTCCAGCTAGTTAAGTTAACACGCTCTTCGTTGACCGAGCCTCGCATCTTGTTCTTGCCCCGACCCTGCGAGATGCTGTACGACAAGTCAGAGAACTCCATAGGGCTAGTGTTCGTAATCTCGTCAATTGTGTTGGGTAGGTTGTTCATCACACCAAGCCTGTGCATCTTTGCGTTGAACGTATCCTTCCAGATCGAGGCGTTCTTAACGGGGTGACCCCATACACTGTTGCACATAAACAACGCTGTCGACTTACCCGAACCTGAGCTACTGTGAATCAAATTGATGATTGCACCAGACATACCTGTAAATTTCAACAGTGGTGAACCAAAGGCCGTCAGTGCTGCAAAAGCATGGGGCTCAAGGCCGGGCTTTGCATACATGTTGAAGACTTCTTTCCACTTATCAAAGTCACCGCGCTCGTTGAGGTGCTCGGCTACCGCCTTTGTAATGTGTGAGGGCGGACTGTAATACACGCCGTCTTTTGTAATCTCTCTATCGCCAAGAATAAACTTGCTGTCGTTATCGACCCAACCAAACTGTGTTCTCATAATATCTGCCTTCCGCATAACTTGTAAATTTTTAACTGCTGTAATCACATACACGCACATGAGGTCAACTTGCTTACTAAACAAGCCTACGCCCTTAGACGCTAGTGCTTCCCGCAGTTTGTCTTTTGATGAAAGTACTCCGAGTGGGATTGCAAACTCCTTCATGCCGTCCCTTGGTAGGCGCAATCGGAATAGCAATGTCTCCCCAATATCGGGGTCTGTTAGCCGCTTGATGATGTATAGGTCGTGCTCATACACAAGGTCTGGTTCTGCTTCGTCATCCGAGGGTCTGCGGTAGATGCCGCCGTTCTTACCCCTGAAGAATGGGAATGGATACTCAGGTATGCGTACTGTCTCAACCTCACCGTCTTTGGCTTCAACTACTACATCGTAGTCTTCGTCTTCGGCTTCCTCGATCTCCACACCAAGCATGATTGGTGATTTGATCTTGCCTTTGTGTTTACACCCTTCACAACCTGTGGGGTTCTGCTTCTCAAAGGTAGCGCAGTGATGCGGCCCACCCGTGCGTTGCAGGTCATTAACTTTGTACTCGGTCTTAAACCGGTCATAGTCGGGATGCTCCGCAGACATTTTGTGTATTGCGGAATCTCGGTCGACGCAAAAAGTTGCAATCGAAAGCGCTGAGCGCCATAAGTTGTAGTCGAGTGTGGCTTGATTCTCATAGCAGTGCATCAGTTGGTTACAACCTTCACCCTGCGCTGACTTCAGCATTATTGTTTTAAAACGCTTTACTTTATTCTGCATCACCGATTCCATCAAAGGACTCATGGTGCGCGGGATAAAGTCTGGCCGCTCGTCTTCCAACTCTGGGTCGGGTGCGCCGAGTAGCTCCTTCACTTGCGCGTAGGTCATACGCTGAGTGATTTCGTTAAGAACCGTTACTTCTACTGGTTCAGCTTTAAAGTTGTATGTGCCGGGGACACGCAGTACTCTGGATGCTTCAAATACAGCAGGGTCGACAATGAATCCTTGCTCTACGCACAACTCACGAAGGCGGTTTGCAAGGGGTTCCCAATCTGTGCGAGTTATGGTCTCTTCAAGCAACCAGTATGCGTGGATGCCGTAGCCTGAACTAACTAGAATCGGTTGTGGTAACCCTACGTTTTTACAGAACTTCTTGAACTCGGCAAGACCTGTGGCTTGGTCAATGTAACCTTTGATGACCCCCTTTTCATCGGGTACGGCCTTCGTGGGGCCGCAATCAATATCCATCCACAATGCGCGAACATAGGCAACGTTTTCATGTGTGCGATTGTTAAGCGGGCCGAACTTGGCACAGCCAAAAAACACATCAAACTTGTTGCTTACTAGCGTCTCAATCTGCTCATCTACTTCTGCTCTCGTATCGTAAAACTTCTGATCTGGATACTTCCCTAGCCCAAACACACAATACCGACCCTCTGTGGGTAGTACTGCATCTAGTAGGTCAAAGTGGGACATTTATTTATTTCAGTTGGTGTTGGGCTTTAAGGTGGAGTATGTAATCGTTGATCGCTTGGTTGTAGGAATGAAAGGGGACTGAGTCCCCCTTAAACCAATTGTAGATAGTCATTCGGGTTACCCCAAAGTCATCTGCAATCTTGCTAACGCTTATGTTTTCGCGGATACATACACGACCCAAGGCCACACCCAGAGACTTGACGCTTGCCTTTTTATTTGCGTACACCAAGCTCTGGCTATAACCATAGGTCATGCGTTACTCCTCGTCGCTCCAAGCCTTCACCACGGAATCCAAATCCTTCTTGGTCACAGGTGCAGGTGCGGTCTTAGCGGGGCGCTTGATTGGCTCGTCAATAGCATCAACCTTTGCGGGTGCTTCTGCTTTAGGGGCAGGTGCTTCCAACTTAGCAGGCTTACCTGACATGTCTGCTTGGTATGGTGTCATAACTACCATCTTCAGCACTTCAGGAGTGTTAGCCACTTTGCTAGTCACAGCGTACTGTGCTTTGTTAATGTACTTAGTCGGCGTAAATAACACAGACTGATTGTCATTGTCTTCGTTGAAACTAATTTGCGTCACAACGTAGTCCAAGCTCTTGCCGTTGTTGGACAAGTACTTAGAGTAGTTTTCAAACGTGTGCGTGTTATCGCCTACGCTTTCGCCAAACAAAGACTTGGATGCCAAGTTCATTTGGTAGACTGAACCTTCAAGGGATGTACCGAAGTCTTCTTCCAACACAAGCGCAATGCGACGTGAATAGCGGCAAGCCTTAGAATTACCTTGGCCTGAGCCTTTGATATTCTGTTGGCAACTATCGCAACGATCTGCTTGGGGGTTGGCTGAACCTGCATCGGGTGCACGCCCGTCGTTAGAGAAGCAATCAGGCGCAGTCGGCTCGGCATCGGGGCTCCACTGCTTAACGTAGAAGATACGGCCTACAGCGGGGGATGCGTTGACAACAACGGCATTTAAATTGCCTTTGACTTTACCCATCTCTTCGCCGCCGACTGTCTTACGAAAAATGCCATTCTTAGGCACAATGCGTTTGACTCCGGTACGACCAGCGAGTTGTCGTGTAAGGTCGCTAACTCCTGCGGTTTGCAAGAATTCGGGGAGGTCTTCGTTGAGGATTGTAATGTTACTCATTTTCAGCTTTCTTTAGAACGTCTAACTACCACGGTGTATTCACTTTCGACATTTAGCCCCTTCGGGTAAAGGTCTGGATTCTCAGCAAGAAAGTCTTTCATGTTTGTCTGATGAAGTCTTTTCTCTAACAGGCCAAATGCTCCAGTCTCTTCAATGAAACTGTAGATTGAATCCCAATCGTTTGTCCAATACCGTGACTTAATTGAACGCATGATCGTGCCATGTGGGGTGCGAATGCTGTCGGCATTCATGTCTTTGCATACGTCGAGCATTTCTTGTGCTAACACTTTCATCTGCTCTTCGAGGTCTTGATCTTCGGCTTCAAACACTTTCTTGTTTGCCGCCCGCTTGTCGCGTATCTTGATATAGATTGAGGTCAATCTGTCCAAGTCTACGGAGGTGACTTTGTCTTCAACTTCTTCCATCTGATTCTCCTGATTGTTAAATGTGTCGCAGTGACAGTTCACATAAAGCAGTGATTTCAAAACATTTAACGTCTGCAACGGCGCTAACCCGTTACCCATCACTGCGACACAACTCTAATATAACACCACATTTGACATTGTCAAGAGGCGTCTAAAAATTCCTGTCTATAAAGATCAATTATTTTGTTATGGTTCGCCACGTTGTTACGCAACAAAGCATATAAGCGCTTCTCCGTTGGGCTTCCGTGTATGTGTACGATAGTCATTGGATTGCGTTGGCCGGGCCTGTCAATGCGTGCATTTGCTTGAAGATACGTTTCAACACTGGAGGTGGGAGCGTACCAAATAACAGTGTTAGCCGCAGTTAGTGTTAACCCGTGTGATGCCGCTTGCGGTTGGATGATGAGCACCCTAGGGTTATCCCGCGTCTGAAATTCTTTGACAATCTCTGCGCGTCTGTTAGCAGACACAGACCCGTTAATGACATCGCATGTAATACTATGTTTGTTTAAGTATTTGGTTAACAACTCAATCGTGTGTGTAAACGGAACGAATACAAGAACCTTGTGGCTTGACTCGTCAATCACTTCGCGCACAACTCTGAGGCGGTCGGTTACATCAAACTCAATCACTTCGCCTGCGTCTGAATACACTGCACCGCCTGAGATTTGCAAGAGCTTGTTGAGCTTTACTGCGGCGTTAATAGCTGTAACCTCTTCACCTGCTGCCTCAATCAACATCTGCTTCTTAAGAGTGTTGTAGTACTTCATCTGCTGTGGCGAAAGTGGAGCTTCTCTGTCGACTGCTGTAACCTCGGGCAAGTCAAGGCAGTCGGCTTTCTCAAAGCGAATAGCAGGCTGAAGTATCTTGTGTACAGTTGCTTCCGCAGTAGGCTTGGGTATCCACCGGTAGTCAGTAATCTTGTGCATGACTGAATCGCGGAACTGACCAAAGAAAGGTGACACACCCTTGGGGTTCACGAGCTTTGCCAATCCGTAAGCATCCACAGGTGACTGAGCCGCTGGCGTGCCCGTCAACATCCACAGACCCTTAACCACTTTGGTAATTTCCCGCATGGTTCTCCATCTGTCAGTCTGTGCGTTTTTGTATGCAGATGCTTCATCAATCACGATGAGATCAAACCCACCCGCCATGATTTCTTTCTTGACGATCTCAACGCCATCAAAGTTAATAATGACAAACTCAGCGTCACTATTTATAATTTCTTTACGTCTCTCTCTTCCGCCGTGAGCTATGGCTACTGTGCGATGCAGAGCAAACTTAAACAGATCCTCTTGCCATGCGGCTTTCATCACCGACAGAGGGCAGACAATAAGCACTCGGCTAACTACTCCAACTTTCATCAAATAATCCACCGCCCAAATCACTGATGCGGTCTTGCCTGTGCCCTGCTCGTTAAAGCAAAAGCTCTTGCGGTTGCTGATTAGAAATTCAGCGGTAGCCTTCTGATGATCGAACGGAGTAAAGCCATGGGGTCTTGGCCAGTCGTACTCTGATAAGTTCATTTTTTCTTACGTTCTTTGGCACTTACTTCTGTCACCAATTTGTGTTGTGAGTTACGCTTGAACGAGCGGTTGGCCGTTGGGGATTGCACCTTCGTGCCATCTTTGTTAGAACCACCCTTGCTCAGCGCCTTGACGTGGGCAATGTCCTTGCCTTCCCTAGAATCCGCAGTGCCATCGTTATTCTTGTCGGGGTTCTTTTTGTCGTACTCGTTACGGGCACGTTGGCGTTCCATTCGTGCGGGCAACTCGCCACGCTCAACTTGTTGTTGGTATTCCTTTTTGTAGGGGCGAGGTTTGTTTACGTAAGGCATATCTATCCTTTGTTGTATTCACATTGTTTAACTGAACACCACTTACACAGTGGCCCTGTCTTGGGGTTCCACACCCCGCTCATGAATGCACCTTCAAGCCGCTCAATGTCGGGCAGTACTTTTTGTACATACACAGACTTCATTTTCGCATCATGTTCTGCTTTTACAAACTCTTTGCTGACTACAAACATAAGCGCAGACTTGACCCGCTCGATCTCGGGGTACTTGGCAAACAAAGCAGTGGCAATTAAGTCTAGCTGACCCATGTCGGCATAACGTGCGTTCTTGCTTGTCTTGTAGTCGACCGAGTAGGCTAACTTTTTCTCGTGGTTTATGATGACCAAGTCGGCAATGCCATGCCACCACACGCCTTCGGCTGAGAACTCACAAGGCTCTAAGTCTTTGGTTAACCCTAGTTTTACCTCGCAATGCTTCTCTCCGGGGATGGCGTTTAGTCTATCTA